GGAAGATTTTGAACAAACGCAACGATATCGGTTGCAGTTTGTACAGCATTATTGATAGCAGTTGTCGCATTGTTTATTGCTGATCTAACTTCAGATAGAGCAGAGCCAACACCACACCCAGACGTGATAGCTTGCTGAGCAGAATTTATTATTGAAGGGTTAGATACTAATGCGTTTTGTATTTCTTGAGGTGATGAAGGTATTGTCATGGGTTAAGATCAATCCTTGAGCCTTTAATTGTAGTTGGGCCAGGTGACCCAGCTGTCAAAGAGGATTTACCTGCAATAGACGCATCGCCACCAGAACCAATATCAATATCACCCGCAGACACTTGTGTCATCTTACCAATAGATGCAGTCAAGACAGTGCCGCTAATGATATTTGTTACATTACCACCTGCGGTATAATCGTGCGTAGACGCATAATTTTCTGATACTGTACCACCAACACCTCTAACTCTGTTGCCACCAACAGTCTTTGAATCGTTAGTGTTAATCTGAGTTACAGACGAACCAATAACTTCAGTTTCTTGATTACCTTCTATCTTAGATGTCATATTACCAACAACATGCAAGTAATAATTACCCATTACTTCTTGAATCATATTACCATCAACTCGCACGCGCGCGTCACCTTGAATAGTGACACTACATTCACCAAATATCATTACCTTCTTATCTTTTACGACAATCTCATAATCATCACCAACTATTCTTGTTACCCTAGTACCATCATCCATTATTTCTCTATTGGTGCCTGATGCATGATATTCGTGTATGCGTCGAGCACCGTTAGTGTCATCAACTTCAAAGATATGACCAGATTCAGTAGTGCGAACGTGATTGAATGGGTATAATGGTGGTGTTGTCGTTGCGTGTAATTCGGGTTGACTCCAAGTTGGCGTCTCATATGTCGCAGCTGACTCATCATATGAAACAGATGATGTTGCCCGTATTGCTGCTTCAGGTACGCCTGTTAGACGAGTTGCCATACGATCTATCGTATTGACATTACCCATGTATTCTTGTCCACCCGCAGCTAATGCGGACGTGTCAGGTATACCTTGTGCTAGTGGGTATGTGCCGTATGGGTCATTGAACCCCTCAGTAGAAGAAGGGCCATCACCAGAAACACCATGAAACGACCCCATGACCATTGGGCTTTGCGCTTTATTGCCGTCTAAAAAGAAACCGACTACCCACGAACCTTCAACAAGACCTGTTGGTGAGCTACCAATGCCGCTTGTAGATGCTGAAGAAGTCGGAATCATGACTTGTGCCCAAGGTAATGATTCTTTTGGTAATTCAGTTTTGTTGGGTGTGTGCCAACCAAAGCATCTAACGCGAACACGACCGACTCTTAGCGGGTCATTGCGATCTTCGACAATACCCATAAACCAAGTAAAGCCATTTGTGCCTAGCCATTCATCATCACGTACCGGCATATACTATCTCCCATCGACTGGCTGAGAATAAGAATCCTTGACACATTCTAGCGCAGTACCATAACGCAACCCTCGCGGACCTACTCTATGAGCCAAAGCAACTATGAGATATTTACCACCCGAAAACCCATCTGTTTGTCTGCGTCTAAGTGAGCTTTCGCCTGACTGCGGTATTCTAATTTCAATCGTATCACCGACAGACAAGTTACTATCACCATGCACAAGTATTTTTGTCACGTGCGACATAAGCTCAGCTTTTGATGCAGTTTCCGCAGCCAAAAACTCTTGTCTGCGTCGAAACACATTTTGTGAATCAGTATCTCTTTCTGTCACAAACGGTATGGTCCCGCGATATGAATTAGATACTATGAATTTTTCGCGTGATATTGAAGAGCCAAATGTTTGAGATGATTGAGGTGACAATTTTGGGTTAGAAGATGAATGATCATAGCTTGCAAAATCTCGATTATAGAGATATGTCGATGTTCTAAATCTTTTTGCAACAGGGTCAATTGATAATACTTGCGTACCAAACTGACCTGACGATACGCCCTCTAAGATATCAAACCCCACGTCCTCTTGCATTGATACTATACGATTTCTCTCAAACGCGCGGTCACCTGCAATTTTATTTTCAAGATAATAAAATGTCTTTTTTATTGGCTGACGCATTAGATATTGAAAAGAGGCAAAATTATACCCCTGTGAATTTTCAAAAAAGAAATAGTTAGATGTGCTTCTTATGTCCTGAGATTTTGCTTCATCTGCTAGATAATTTAAAGCAGTAAATGGGCTAACTCTTGGGAATATTGAGTCAAAAGTACCTTCAGTCTGTTCTAGCGTTACTAGTCTTTTATTTGATATTGGCGCAACATTATCATCAAATATCTTTTTGACCATATCAGCGACATTTAATGATTCTTGCGAATTTGATATGATAGTGTATTGATCTCTTAGCATTTCTGGTGATGCGGCAAAAATTTCATAACCATCAGCACCCGGATTAATTCTTGTTTTGCTTGTTAGCTTATAAACTTGCATTGACCCAGTTATGCGTCGAGAATTTTTTTCACTATCTGAAAATGAAAAAGTTATAGTCTCACCGCCTATTATCGGCAAGGATGATCTTAACCCAATACCATCAACAATGCTTAATGTTATAGATGCTGAAGGCTGATCTAAGCTTTCATAATAACTTGTCTCAATTACCAAATCGGATATGTCTATGATTTGACCAGTTGTAGTAGACTTTATTGATATTCCGTGGATTAGGCCAGTACCTGACCTCTGCTCATATTGCGACATTATGCGTACAGCGACCTAAATGCGTCAAGTATTGCTGGGACATACGAGGGTTTTATAACATCAATAGTTCTGTTTTTCTCATTTTTTGATATTTCAAAATCATATACAGTAACGGCTTTTCTCATGGTCGGCGATAATGATGTGTATGTTGTTTGATCAACAATCAACGTTTTTTCTGGAATATCGATAGTGTCACCATCAGACGTTATCACTGATGATTTGGTTTGAATTATTTGCTCATAATGATGAACAGTCGCTTGTGCGTTTGATACGCTACCATATCTATTTCTGAGGTATTCATTTATTTCATATTGCGTTCTTGGCCACTCATAATATGGGTCAATCATTTCATTTGGTAAAAGTATCAACCAATCTAGATTAGAATCGCCATAAAAATCATATGCGACATTATCAGGTCTTTGACCTTCAATAACGTCATAACGATAAAAATCGATTAGTGTTCTACGATAGAAATCGCGCAATATGAACCTCTTGGTGACATCAACTGCCAAGAGAGAATTAGACATATTAGGTAGTCGATATTGAATTGATGGGAAATTTGAGAAATATTGTGTCATCTAAAATACTCATCAACCTGTTCTTTGGTTACAACATCGGTTTCCTTAAATGTCAGTGCAATCGTTATTGATGCTGGGTGTGCAAGATTAGGGCTAGAAAGTGATCTAACATACGCAGGATAATTTTGTGGGTGATAGTCAATTGAAAAATCCATAAGAACGGATTCGCCTATTGTGAACAATGATTTTTCGTTATTAAAAGTAATTTGAAATACATCTGGGTATTCAAAAAATGCTCTTGATGTCGAAGCTATTTGACTTACAGTATCATTACCACCCGTAGCTGGGCTTGGTGGTTGTTCCCCACCTGGACTTGCACGTCTTATAAGATCCTCAAGTCTACCCAACCCATATTTTGGTAACATGTGTCGTTTAAACGCTAATATGATTTGCTGTATAGCAACAGCTTCTTTAAAGTTTTTTGGTGTTAATTTAAATGAAAATTGGTGTGTTCTAAAATCAACACCGTTAAATTGCAAAACTTTTTGTGGGTTTCGCCCAAACCCAAACAAATTACCTAAACCAGTTTGAGCCGCTGTACCTAATATGCGATTGGATATATCAGCAGCACCTGCACCCAATGCCGCAGCCCCACCAACTTGCTGAGCCAATGCTTGCGCACCTTCAGCATAGCGACCGTTTCTAAAATTTTCATTCGCTCGTTCTAAATTAACATTGCTCACACCAGTAGCAGCAACTTCACCTATTGCACTAATAGGTTCGTCAGCATATGCAGCATTATATCTTGTATTTAATTGATCAGGCATAGGTAAAGTTATTGATGTTAGCTGTCTAGTTGCTTGTGCGTTGCGATTTGATACGATTGGTCTATCAGACGATATGGTTGAAGTTCTTGTTATACTTTCAAATTTTAACGCAGTAAACGTCATGTAGTGAAATATATTCTGATAGTCTTGCGGGAAGTAAAGACTTGGACGCACCTGTCTTCCGCGCGCAATCATCGCACTAGTAGTTCTCTCCACTGACCCTGTTGGGTCGAGAAAATTACCCGAACCAATACCTGAATTTTGCGCGGCTGATATAGGATTAGAATTTTCAACCATTAAAGTTACCTCTGATCGATCTGGATATTTATAGCGCCATAGATACTGTTATGGCATACAGCGGCAAATATCGACCAGTCAATTCTAGCAAATACAGAGGCGATCCGACAAACATCGTCTATAGATCGCTGTGGGAACGTCGCGTCATGGTAGAGTTTGATACCAACCCGCACGTATTAGAGTGGGGTTCTGAAGAAGTCATAGTACCATATCGATCACCACTAGACGGGCGATATCATCGATACTTCCCAGATTTTGTAGTCAAAATGAGAGAGAAGAGTGGCGCAATAAAGACAAAGATGATTGAGGTCAAACCACTCTCTCAAACTATTGCACCACCACCGCATGACGGTAAGAGGAAACCAACTAAAAAGTATATTACAGAAGTGGCTAGATATGGGATAAATAGCGCAAAGTGGAAGGCTGCCCAAGAGTATTGTAAAGATCGTGGGTGGGAATTTGTTATTATCACGGAGAGGGAACTAGGCATCAAATAATGGTAGCATCTGTCTTTGACAACCTACTGACGCAAGGCGAGAAGCAAGGGCAGCTACCTAATCGTACCATGCAGTCAAGAAATTGGTTTCGCGCGCAAGCGAG